GCTGGGGAAAGATAATTACGTCTTACTGTTGTACTGTTAAGTTCTCCTGTTTTGGGCACACAATAAATATATACATTGTTAAAATCGCATGCATCTGCAAAAAGATTTTGATTGTATATAGTTCTTGGTTCTTTGTTAGCTTTAGATAATTTAAGTGTGTTAATGTTATAATCTAAATGCTCGGTTATATAATCAGAATTATTAACCACTTTAACATCTTTTACAACATTTGCGAAATTTTGTAAGACATGATTAGAATAATCATCTTGATTTACTAATCTATACTGTGAACTAAATGTTCCAGGTGCACGGTCGCGAATATCTGCTACTGATTCACCTTCGTAATAGTTAGTTGAGCTTGTCGTATTACTAATAATAACATTACCTAGATCAGAAGGGCTTATATAAGTAATATCTTCTTGTTTTATATCATCAAATATAGTTAAAAACTGGGATGTTGTATATTTGATAAGAGAGTTATTGTCAATAGCTCCAATTCCAATCTCACCGCCTACACCATCGCTCTTAAGATAGTATATAGCAATTTCATCCCCAGCGTTTAATTTTTTACCAGTAGCATTATTACCAAATTTTATTTCATAGCGTTTATTTTCATTTAAACGAACTTCAAACACATTTGAAGAAGATCTTTCTAAAAATAAATTTTGTACTTGATCATATTGTACCCATTTATTGGTGCTAATATCTCTTACATAGACATTTATAGAAAAATGGTCAATAATTAGATCATCTCCTGGAGTTAAGAAAACTGTTTCAAATTCTTCCCCAACTGCTGTTATAATAGGATATTCTTGATATTGACCTTGATATAATAAATTATTATTTTGTAGATCAGTTAATACTTCTGTACCAGCTTCCGTTTTAGAAAATGTAATATCTTCTTTTGTTGAATAAAATATACCTCCTGCATTTACGAAACTAAATTTAGGTATCGTATACGTCCCGACACCTAAAGAACTGTTACCTGTTGCATTAAAAGACAAATTAGCTGTTTGCTGACCTGTTGGTTTATAGTCAATAGTCTTAACAATACGGTTAATATTTTCGTAAAGCTCGGCTTCTGTAAATGTTGACTCATTAGAAGTCTGGTTTAGATAAAAAAGCAAAACGTGATAGCTATAAGCTACAATATCTATCATAGATGATAGATTACTACCTTCGTAATTTTGGTCTGTGAAGAATGACTTATTATTAAGCCTGTCTTTAATAAGACTCTTCAACGATAATGCATCAAATGCAGTATATGCATTTGTTGGTAAATTAAAATCTGTCAATTTATCAGCCATAATTAATTCTTAAATTTAAATCCATCTGCACCAAGGTTACCTGTAACAACCCCTCCACGATTATTTAGAGAGGGAATTAATATTGCAATGACTATCTCGTAACTCTCATCCTCTACGTTACCTGTTACTTGAACCTTAGTTATTGTTATTCTTGGTTCTTGTTCTCCTAAGCCAGAATATATTGCACGAGCAATAGTATCACCAGTTTGTTGTGTTATAGGGTCAAAAAGAAATTGCTTTAAATCTAAACCAAGAAAAGGGTTTAATATTTTTTCTCCAGGAGTAGTATTTAAAATATTTTTTATAGACTGTTCGATAGCTTCTAAATCATCATTTGCGCGTACATCTCTATTATTTTTTATGCCAAATTCATTAGTTTGTTTTATTTCTCCTAGCTCTAAATCAAACTTAATATCTCTAAAAGTAAACTCGTCTTTTTGACGCTCCTGTGGTCGAGCACCATCAATGGTAATCTTAGGATTAGCTTTTTGTAAAATGTTAAGGTTTATCGCCACATAATTATTTATTTCATAGGTATTTTTTAAGTAGAGTAGTATTAAATCCTTAGTGAAACAATAAATATTTTATGCAATGAGTGGTAAATTTGATTTAATTGTTGAAACAGCTGTAAGAAGATTGCAGAATCAAGGAATTCTTGTATCTGATCTTGTTAAATTTAAAGATGGATATGAGAGTCATGATTGGACTAAGGGTTTAGGCGAGGTTACTCGCGAATCTTTAAAGCAAGTAATTGAGTCTGGTGACAATCTTCGTGTTTCATCAATTAAATCAGCAAGACCTACAACAGCTGATGCTAATAACTTTGCGGCTGTTGATGAGTTTTTCGTAGATGTAGTTCAAGAAAAAGCTCCAGGGCTATACATGAACCCTTTTACTGTGCCAATGGAACTTTTAGAAGTTATTGATACAGGCATTAACCTTTCAACAAAAACTCCTGATAATCAGAAGAAAGAAGATCCATCTGATATCAAGCCAGTTGAAGTAGAAGAAAACGAAGAAGCTCCACAAGCTTTCAAAGATGAGACCAAATTACCTGAAACTAATACCACATTGCCAGGTGCTAAAGGTGCTCAAACAGCTCAATATACTACGAAGTATATGGATAACCAATAAGCTAATTAGATAGTTGAATTAAACAACTATAACAGTTGATCTCTTGATCAGCTACAAAAGCACTTCTATAAAGCGCCTCTGCTATAATAACGAGGCGCATTTTTTTCTTCTCTTCAGGCATTTTAACCTTATCAAGAGCATCGAACAGAGATCTTAATAGAGCAGGATAGTCGCCATTAAACTTATCTTCGTTTTCAATGATATGTTTACGGAGCTTTAGGACTGCCCCTTTATCAATAAGTTCAATAATATTTTTTGCAAATGTTTCACAATTATCTGTACTCTTAATCTTTAGGGTACTATCTCTGCAATACTTCTGTACTTCATTAATAATCTTTCTAAAGTCAGGGTAGGTATTCTTAATAAACTTCTTAAGAACATCCCATTGTTCATCAGTTACAGATACTTTCTCTTCAGATAAAATATGCTTAACACGTTCTTGGCATGCTTCTAGCGGAGGTGTAAGATCTAAACTTTGACATCTGCTCTGCAAAGCAGGAATAATCCTATGACCATAATTAGCAGTAAGAATAAACCGAGTTATCTCAGCATACTCCTCCATGGTATTACGCAAAGCGCGTTGAGCTTCTTGACTTAGACCATCACACTCGTCAAGAATAATAACTTTAACTTTACCATCTAAACTTCTAGTCTGAGCAAACTGAGTAACCTTAGATCTAATAGTATCAATACCATTCTCATCAGAAGCATTAATATAAAGATATTGACAATCTAATACATCATTAACTAATACTTTAGCTAACGTAGTTTTACCAACACCTTGACAACCAGCAAATAATAAATTAGGAATTTCATTATCTGCTTTATACTTCTCAACAATAGAAGTATTTTCATCAGTGAGGATAATATCCCCAAAGGTCCTAGGTCTATATTTCTCTATCCAAAGACTATCAAACATTATTTACGCTTACGAGGCTTAGTAGTAACAGTTACGGTCGTTGTTTTGCGAACTGTTTTATTACCTTTACTTCTAACACTTACACTTTGTCTTGTTCTTCTACTCATTTTCCTGAACTCCCAAAACCGCTTGCACCGCGGTCAGATTCTTCAACTTCATCTGCCCATTCACATACTGGTTGTATAAGCGGATATACAACGAATTGAGCAACTCTATCTCCTATTAGTACTTCATAATCTTTATCTCCAAAGTTATAAAGCTTAACACCCAAATCACCACGATAACCATTATCAATAACACCTAAATGAGGTTGAATATTATGTTTAAATCCAAGACCAGAGCGAGGTTCAATACGAAACCACCAACCTGGCTTTATATAAGCCAAAGTTAATCCTACTGATACGACTGCACTACCCTTAGCAGGGATCGTAACGTCTTCAACTGCAGTCAAATCATAGCCAGAATCTCCAACTCCAGCTTCGGTGTTATTGGCAGCTGGAAGCTTAGCGTCTGAATGTGTCTTTTTAAACTTAACTCTCACAACAGGATCAATATTCAATTTATCAGTGTACCTTACCATCAAAGCTATCTCCTGAATTAGAGATTATATTATCACCTTCATTAAGCAACTCTTTTCCTTCAAAAGGTGTAAAATTTTCTTGTACTCTAGATGCGTTTTGATTCA